CGATTTTGGTAACGGTAACTGCACCACCGGCGCGGAAAGCACCTTCAGGCGTGGGACCTGTTGCAAACTGCACCTTGCTTCCAACGTCGAGCATCATCGCGCCAAACTGGCTCATGGTGATAAACAGTTTCGCACCTGCGTCAACGGCAAGCACGGGAGCTACTTCACCGTAACCCATACCGAAGATCGCGCCGCCGATTGTCTTGCGGAGTGCTTCGGTCGAGGCGAAGTAGTATTCACGGATAAGCTGAACGAACGCGCCCGGCTCCGTGTCGGAGGCAAGGTGTTCCTTCGGGCTGATAGCGAATCCGCTAAATGCCTGCCCGTACGTTACCTGCATGGCTTTGTTGTTTGCGGTCGAACCGACAAGCGCGGTCATTTTGGTAAAGTCACCAGCGACGGCACCACCACGGGAGTACATCATCGGGATGACGTAGTATTTACCGTAGCCGGGAACCTTCTTGATTTTCGCAAGCGTCGGGCTGTTCCTTTCGATGAGGTTCTGAACCTCTTTTTCCGCATACGATTCTTTGAGAACCGCAAGCGCGTTTGCTGAACTAAATCCAGCGGTTGTAGCAAATGCCAATTATATTCTCCTTATCCGGCGCGCTGTTTGAAGCGTCTCGCCATTTCTAATACTTTGGGATTGACGCCCTCGCTGGACTCAATCTCAACCTCGACGTCGGGTTTGTGTTCCGCCGCTTCCTGTTCCGGCGTTTCCGCCGCTTCGTGCTGATTGTGTGTTTCAAGCGCTTCGATCAAATCGTCGAACTTTTCTTTCAGTTCCGACATCATCGAACCAATTGCGCCCTCTCGCTCTTCGTCAGGCATGCCGAATGTTTTTTCGGCAACCGTATCGAATACGTCAATACCGAAACGCTTGCCGATATTTTCATACCTGCCAAGCTCCGGTTTCGACGCCCGCAAGCCCTCTGTGTATTCGCGCTTTCGTCTGCCGTCAATAATGTCATTGAAGCCGCCCACGAGGTCACCGAACTCTGATTCGATGCCGTCGAGGCGGTCATAGACTTTACTGGAAAGCAGGCGGTCAAGCTCTTCATCCATAGCGGACTGCTTTTCACACACCATCTTCACGGCTTCGATGATCTGACCAATCGCGTCTTCTAATCTCGCCAGCCGTTCTTCCAATTCATCCCCCCTTTATACCGGCATCGCCGGAGGTATATTCTCAACAGGAGCGGCGGGCATTGGCATGGGAGCCGGTGCCGTCGCTTCGTTTTGCGCTTGTAACACGGTTTCAAGTAGCTTGTTCAGGTTCTCGATATATGACTTGTTAGCCTCATCCGCCGAAAGCCTGAGCATCCAGCGGACGGTTTCGCTGAAAAGCATTTCCATGTTTACCACGGCGACAAAGTCAACCTTTCCCGTCTCCGCCGCGCGCTGTATAACCGTCTGTACGTAGTCATAGCTTGCCGTCGTTGCGCTGTACGCGGTTTCTAGGTCCGGCAATTCAAGCAATTGCGGGAGGATCGGTTGCAGGTTTATGCCCAATGACTGCAGCTGCTGAATCTGCTGTATCTTCGTTGCAGGGTCTTTCGACAATGCGGAACCTGCCGAGAACTGGACGCGGAATAGATCACGCTGTTTCTTGATATCGCGCCATTTAATCTTTGCCCTGTCCATAGTGTCCGGCAGCACGTCCGCGTCAGGCGGAAAAACCTCGACGCACAGCTCGGCAAGCTCGACAAACTGGTGTATGTAATCCTGGACAATCAAATTGAACCGTTCCGACTCGACATCCTCAAGCGTCTGGAAAGCCACGCCGGAAGTAACCCCAGCAGGTTTCTTTGATTGTGCGGACAATTGCGATATACCTGCAAGCTCGTAGGCTTTCGCTATATACGAATCAAGCATCTGCGAATACATGGGCGATATCGGCGCGGGTGTCGATACAACCGGCTGTCCGCCGTTCGGGCCCTCCATGTACGGGACAACGATAGACGCCTCGTTTGAAAGCATCGTGGCTTTGATTTCGCTTCCGGCAGGCACGAATATTGTATTGAACGGCGACTGCTTTAGCGCCTGATCGATACGCAACTGGATTTCGTCTATCGTTACCTGTATCGTGTACAAGTCATCCGCAAGGCAGGTTGTAGACCATCCCAAGACGGGCTTACTCCACCATATCGACGTAACCGGCAAGCGGTCGTATTCGATTGCTTTGCAAAAGATAATCTCTTTGTTGCAAACAAACCATTTGCGCTTGTTCGTCAGGTCGTAGAGTACGATATATTCGCATACGGCGTCCCGCGCGGAAAGGCTATACTTGTCGAGCGCCTTGACTTTGGGAAACTGCGCCTTGACTACGGAAAGCGGATAATTGCGCTTGAACACCATGCCGACCGTGACATTACGCACGCCGACCGCGTTCACCTCGTAGGGGTTTACGTACAATTCCCAGTGCGGAAGCGGGTTTATCGTCATGTTCTCTTCGTCAATCCAGAAATGCCCGCCGTCGAAAAGCATGGAACCTTTCGCGGTTTCCGGAGCGCGTTCGTATATTTTCTGCGTGTCAAAGAACTGGTCAAAGAATATCTGTGCGGATCGCGCCGCCTTGATCGTCTCGTAATCGCCCTTTACGGCGTCAAAGAAGGGACGTACGCGGGCTTGTGACAGTTTTGACGTTACGGTATCGACCGCGCTTTTGATGATGTTTAACCGCGTCTGTACGCTTGAATCGTCGTAAAAGGTGCGGTTGAAGCCTACCGACTGATAGCCGGGATTCCAGATTGTTGCCGAGGCATCGCCCGTGTTGCGTCCGGAGTTGTAGTACCGGTTGAGATTGCGGTTAAACTTTGCCTCACGCGCGCTGGAATACGCGTGCAAACGTCCGATAAGGTTGACGATTTCAAGGGATTCGGATTCGGTGTACTTTTCGCTCACGCCTTCGATTGGTTTTACCATCCGGGGCCTCCGACGTGGACTTGATGAGTCGAGGATATGACAACATGATCCCCGTTGCCGAAGTAAATGGTTGCCGTCTTGTCTCCGGCGCAGTTTTCAACGATTTTTCGGTAGTTTGATTCCGTCAGCCCTTCCGCGCCCATGACTTTGGACGCAACTTGTACAATTATTTCATCCGGCAGGCGGTCAAGATAGGATTTTACGGCTCCGTTTACCATCTTCTGTATACATTTGTATAACATATTACAAGATATAGTATACTTTTTTATACATGTCAAGGATAATTATTGTAAAATGGCAATAAAAAAGCCCCAATCAACGCGGAGGCACGCATCGAAAGGGGCAAGAAAAGCAATTGCCTTGTGGTCATGCGTACGAGCGCATCCCCGTTGCAAGGTCTTAGAAAGGTTACCGTCTTTCCGGTATGTCACCATTACGAATCTATAGGGCTGGTTGCTCCTGCATCTTACGATATGCCGGACATAGTACGCGTTTCGTCACCGGACTACGGCGTCTAGCACCGGTTCGGGCGTTTCACGAAAAGAAGCGTGTCCGTTTTACGTTCTATGCGTCCATAGCCAATGCCGTAAATGTAAACGGTATAGTGCATATTGTCAACGGATAAACCCGTCATTGGTTATGTCATACGCCTTTCCGTTTATAACCTGATACACATGGTCATCAATAAACTTTGATTCTATCCCGAGTTCTTTGGCTATTGTTTTCAAATCCTCGCCGCTTAATATGCCGTTAAGCCTTCCGCCATTTCTTTTAATAACAGGTCTTTTAAGACACCCCATAAATTACCTCTTACGATAATAATACTACACTGTTTTAATTATTTCAACCTACGCTTTGCACCCATACTGCGCGCATGGCGTATAAAATCGCGTCCATGATATCGGGGTGATACTGCTTGTCATCAATCGTCCGTACCACCTCGCCCGTGTCCGCGTCTTTTGTCCATACAATCGCTTGCGCCTCTTGCGCGAAAGCCCCGTCAGCCGGAACCATGAAGCGCCCCGCCTTTACATCGTCTTGAAGCATTTCAATCGCCGCAAGCTTGTCCCGTTTATACGCGGCGAGCACCGGC